ACAATAAATTCATTCACAACTTCATCCACAGCACTATCCACCTCAGGGTGAATTGCCATGTCACGATAGCGACGGATCATCTCAAACTCATTACGAGCTTGATTATCCGTATCTACATACGTTCCATAGTACCCACCCGCAGCGACTGCGATAGGTTCATCAGCAGAAGGAGGGACAGGGGATTGTCCCCTCTGCCCCTCCTTTCTGTTAATCTGGAAGCCAAATAACTGACTCATGATTATAATTCAATAGTTGAGCGTTCAACTATTTATCAAACTACTTCAACGCCACTTACGCCTTCGCGTTCAGATGCCTTAATAGTAGAACCACCCTTACCTTTGGAAGCAGTGAAGTAGGAGTATTGCCACTCAACTGTGAACTCTTCAATCTGATCGTTGCTATCATAAGCAAGTTCGATTGGAGAAACGTTAGTTGGGAAACAATGATGCAACTGATAAGTTCTGAGTGCAGAACCAGTTTCAGTGTTATCCTTCTCTAGTTGTGTGACAAATAGGTTTGCCATGTAACCAGTTCCCTGACCATCTGGAAGGAAACGCTCGGAAGTATTTCCAGCGTGAGTGTTGATGCTGTTTGCCCATGCCTCAAAGAGAGCACGAAGTTTGAAGTCCTTATCGTTGAAGAAGGTAGCAGTCCAAGTATCGAAGGTTCTGTCACCTGCGATCTTAACTGTTCTTCCTCTGAAAGGAACCTCAATCACACCCAAGTTAGAACCTGGAAGTGCAGCAGACTTACAAAGGATAGAAGCAAGTTCTACCTTTGAGTTGTCACCGAGTGCAGATGCTAGACTTGTGCCAGCACCTGCTTCAGCGATAATTTCGTCGAAACCAGCAGGGAAGTCGATATCGACGTTGAACATATTGGGCTTGACGCCTTGCCCAATAATTGAAAGAAACGAACTTACGTTTGAAGATGCCATTTGTTAATACCTCGTTATTTTTTCTCTATTAGTAATTATCTACCGATGACTTCAGCAAAGGAGACACCTGTCTTCGTTGCCGTTACAGTGACGGTAACGTAGTTAATAGAGCGAGTTGGTTTTACAAAAATTTCAGCAACGAACTCGTTACGGTCAATGACTTCAGCAGTGTTGTTAGTGTCGTCACAAACAACTAGGAAATCAGTAACACCTCTACGTGCCTGTACCTCAGCGAGATAACCAGATAGTGCAGCGTTGAATGCACCACGAGTGATAGCATCGTTCTGTTCAAACAATACGCTCTCTGCTAGACCTCTTGCTCTCTTCTCAATGTTGAGGAAGAGACGACGAACGTTGATACGATCGAACGCGGAAGGAGATGCTAGTGCAGTCTTGTCTCCAAAGAGAACAGGACCAGATCCAGGTAGCGAAACAATTGGGTTGATCGAAGAAGTGTATAGATCATCACGCTGTGCCTTGTTAGGATTGAATGCCAACTTGACAACGTTCTGAAGACCACCACGATTTAGACCAGCAGGGGAGAACCAATCATCTGAAATTCTCGATGTTGCAACACAGAGACCAGCAACGTCACCGTTGCAACCAACGTAACGATACTTGTCGTTGAAACGATCATAGACATACTTAACACCGCTGTCCTTGATAACATAGGAACTGGATGCAATTGTGTCCATGAACTCTAGGGTGTTTGCAAGTTGAGTTGCAGGAGTGAGAGCAGCGCCACCAGAAGTAGCAACCTGATCACCAGTCCAAGGAGAAACAAATGCGATGCAATCCTTTCTGCTGTTTGCAATTGCAGCAACATAACCTGCTTTAGCACGAGTATCAGTCTCGTCAGCAGCGTCGCCACCCATGAGAACGAAATCGATCTCAGTTTCTTCTGTGTCTAGGAACAGATCATACGCTGCTTGGATTTCACCAGCAGTATATGCATAGTCGTCAGTACCACCAGATAGAGCACCACCTGCGGTCTTGAGAATTCTTGCTAGGTTTAGTGGAGCAGCAGCAGTAGCACCATAAGATGCAGATGCAGCACCAGGATCTTCACCAGCAGTTGTTACTTCAGCAGAAGTTAGAGCAGAAGCGTAAATGTATCCAGAATACTGATTTACATAATCCTTCCAATATACGCTAGCGCCTTCAGCAGACTTAGCGTCAGATAGTTTGGAAAGATAAGTTAGTCTTTCGACAACTGAGTTTGTGCTCTCGTCGATAACTGCAACGTGTACTTCATCGTGGGACAACCAACGCTCAGAAGCGAAAGCAGATGTTCCAGGACGTGGACCGATTGCCTTGTAAGTTAGACCTGTGGAAGCAATTGCTGTTGCATTCCAATCAGAATTGGTGAATGCAGCAGATTGATCTCCAGATGCAGGAGTAGGAGCAGCAGTTCCTTGAATAATTCTGAACTGTGTTGCACTAACAACTTCTACAACTTCGTGTCCAACACCAGCGTCGTCAGTGTATGTACCACCAACAGACAAACCGTGAGAAGACTTAGTGATGGTGAAATCAGCACCACGGTCAACGATTACAACACGAAGGTTGTTACCTGCAGCACCTGCGGAGCGAGCAGCAAACTTTTCGCTTGCACCAACACCAGCATCGAATGCATCCTTATCACCGATAAGAACTGCACTACCATCTAGAGTTGCGTTTAGTACGCCAGTTGCAGCACGAACAACAGCGAGTTGTCCACCGTAACGGAGGAACTCGGATGCTACCAACCAGTCGCCAGCGTTAGCCTCGACTGGTGCGCCGAATGTATCGATCAGTTCTCTCTCAGAACCAATGTTTGTAATTTTGCCTACGGGTCCCTTTGCAAAGGAGGAAGCAATAGCACCACGAATGGAACTAGTACCAACCAAAGTTGCATTGGAAAAATCACGTTCTCTAATAACAACACCAGGCGAGACTTGACTTGCCATGTATTTTACCTCTTAGATATCAAATTTATCTAAAAGTATTTAGAATTTCCTATCTCTCAAGAGGGGAAACAATGCACGAACAACCTACCAGTCTGGATACTCGAAATCAGACAGGGGTCCTTTTCCCTTTCTATTATTTAGAATTCTTGTAACTGTACAATCCTTGCATTCGTATGAATATGCTGACGGTAATCCTCTCTTAGATTTCCTAGTCATATAGAAATCTTCAATCAAGTTCTTCTTTTTTCCACAGGATCTACATATCCTTTCTTTGAAAAGAAGATGTTCCAGACTGAACTGATCCCCAATATCCATCAGTAGTTCCACATATAACCGACTTCTTCTTGCTTGTCTCCATACGCCCACAGATCTCCGTCAGCGTCCATGAAGGTATCGTCGCCCATACCATCATCGATAAACCCAAAAGGAGCCATGTCTTGTTCAATTTGATTTCTTTGTTCTTCATAAATTCTCCTACGGATGTCCTGATCGGTCATCTCTTTGAAGTATTCCTGCATGACTAACCATGCAAATAATACCATACACATTACAAGGTCGTCATGGTATCCTTCGTCTGCCTCCCACGCTTGTTTCTTCTGCACAAACGTAGTAAGTTCTTGGAAGATCTGGAAGTCATTAAACAATAACTTGTCTTCCTCAATAATTGCTTTGAGGTTAGCGCAACCGATCTTCTTCACGGTCACACTCATCTTGACACCTAGTTGTGTTTTTGATCCTGAAAATCCTTGTCCAACGACTTGTCCCGCTCTACCACGCATAGCGCACATAAGGACATTAGGATATTCCAGATCGTAGTTAAGAGTAGCAGCGATACTATCACCGATATCATTTACTTCTACCAAGATGTATGGATTATTATATTCCTTTGCTACTTGGAAGATGACGGATGGAAACAGAACAGGTTTAATCTCATTATTTCTGTACTTTGCAACGATCTTATACGGCATCGTGGTGATATCAAACACGAGGAAAGCACTATAGTCGCCGCCAATTCCTCTGGCAACATCAACAGTAATGATATATTCGTGATCCTTCTCTGCTCTCTCGTAAACGTCAAGTCCTGCATTGCTTGCTATGGGGTCATGGAATGGAATTGTCTGGAGTTTTGCTGGACTAATCAACGTGTCAGCAGAACCAAGGAAGTCACATTCAAATTCTTGTGCGAACTGTCGCGGTGACGTGTTCTTGATTGTCTCCTCTTTCCATTTAGCATCTCTGCCAGGAACTTGAGACCAGTGTACTTCATTTGTAACATAGTCATTCTTGCCTCTCCTAGCATCTTCCCACATCTTATAGAAGTGGTTCATGCCATTAGGCGTGGAGATGATAATTACTTTCGTTGATTTACCAGACGTAATAGTAGGATAAACAGAGGCAAAGAATTGCTCTGCAACATGGTTTGGAACGAACGCAAATTCATCGAGGAAGAGGATATTGAATGACATGCCTCGGACAGCACTTGCAGATGTAGAAGCAGCCAAAATCTTTGATCCGTTTTCAAGTTCTACATTACCTTTATTCCACACCAGAATACCATGCTGCATCCATTTTGGCAAGTTCTCGTATGCTAATTGTAATCTGCCTAGGAGTTCACGAGCTGTTGAAGCTTTGTTAGC